ACACAGTCACTAGACTGTCCTTTATTTTTTTTAAGATCATAAAGATACTCCCTTCTTATTTTACAATAAATCGGCGGTATGTTAGCATTTAAATAAGACATAGTACATTACTTTATTTCCCCCCAATTGGGTCCTGATTCGTAGTCTACTTTATTAGGTACTTCTAAGTCAACTGCATTTTCCATAATGTCTTTTATTTTTTTTGCTTGTTCTTTAGATTCAATAGAAAAATCTAATTCATCGTGAATTTGTATGTGTGCAAGTAATCCTTCTTTATATAAATCTACCATTGCTTTTTTAGTCATGTCAGCAGCAGAACCTTGAATTAATTTATTTAAAGCTTTGTATGTAAATGCTCTACGTGTAGAATTTTGATACCAATAATTTTTCTTGGGTTTTCCATCTTTATCTTTTATAATATTTCCCTCAAAATCTTTCAACACTGGTCCCATTTCTTGTAATTCTAACATGCGTTCGTGTTCTTCAGCCGGTACATATGTTCCCCAATCTGCACCACGCAATACAGGTTCGTATTTAGGAAATCTACAACGTCTACCAAGTAAAGTTTTTATTTGTCCTCTTGTTTCTCCAGCTTTCATAACTTTATTCATTAATTGTTTTACAAAAGGTGCTTCTCCATGATATTTTAAAAATAATTCTTCTGATTTTTCTTTAGACACACCCAACTCACCTTGTAGTTTTGCTTTACCCATACCATAAAACAAACCAAGATTAATTGTTTTTGCTTGTGATCTAGGTATGTTAGCCATCTCTGCAACTATTTTGTGAAAATCTGTTGAAGGGTCATTCTCGTATGAATCTGCAATTTGATTCACAGAAGGTAAAGAAAATTTTAATGCGTAATGTGCGACAAGCCTTGGTTCCTGTTGCGAGTAGTCAAACGTACCCCACTTGCATCCTTCTTCAGGTATAAATAATGATCTAATTAAAGGCCCTGTTTCCGGATCCCTGGCTGGTATTTGCTGTAAGTTAGGATTAGAATAACTAAACCTTCCCGTAACTGTGCCACCATCATCAGATCTAATTTGATTTATATCTGCATGAATTCTACCTCTGTGTTCATGTTTTAAGATAGTATCAATAAAAGTAGTTCTAACCTTGTTTATTTTTCTAGCTTCTGCTATCATATTTACTATAGGATTTTCATGATTAGAAATAAAATTTTTAGTAAATGATGGAGAATTTGTTTTTTCAGTTAAAGTATAAGGTAGTTTTAATTTTTCAAAAACTTTCGCAATACTTGTTGCAGCCCATATTTGAGTATCTATTCCTGTTTCTATTTTTATTTGTTGTAATAGGTTTTCTTCTTTTACTGCCATTGCTGTTTTCAATTGATTGGCTTTTTCGACATCTACCCGCACCCCTAGGTGACGCATATCAACTAAACAAGGAAAGAGATCAGTCTCAAGATTAAATATATTTTGAAGATTATCTTCTATAATAATTTTTTTTAATTTTTGCCAAAGTTTTAAAGTTATCTCTGCATCTTTTTCACCATAAGCACCAACTTCTATTGCAGGCATTCTCCACATCTCAGCTTTAGGATCTAGTCCTCTTTCTTTTGCAGCTTCAGTTAGTCTTGCTTCACTTTTTCCTTCGCCTAAATGATGCCAAGACAAAGTATTTAAAGTGTAAGAAAATCTATTCTCATTTATAAGTGAGGCAGCAATCATGGTGTCTACAATTAAACCATTGATTTTTATACCTAAATTACGTATCCAACATACGTCGTACATTGCGTTATGAAATATTTTTGTAGCTGGACATTCACAAATATCTTTAAACCATTCTAAAGTTTTTGTGCGATCCATGTTTGGTCCTTCACCATGTGCAATAGGAAAATACCATTTTTCATTAAACGTAGCGACTGCAATACCTACCACTTCACCATTACCAATCACTGCACCGGATCCTCTTGATTTTAAATCTGGATCTCTTGTCTCTAAGTCAATTGCAATCTCATCATAATCTCTTAGATCAGGATACTCTGTAGGCTGAACCCATTCAGTTTGTGTTAAGTATTTAGGTACCTTCATTTTTCTAATACGTATTTTTTTGCTACTATTTTATTTAATTTTTCTTTGTTACTAAATGCATATAAAGAAGCTTCATAACTATGTGGAAATATTTCCCAATCAACTAAAGCAGGGTAAACTTCTAAACGAAATTCATGTTTGTTTACAGTAATATTTTTTTTAAAAAAATTTTTGTTAGCCATTATTTTTTCTTTTTTATGTCACTCATTTTCAACATTTCTAATTGACAGTAGTGTACAATCTTTTTAAGATCCTCTACTCCACCTTTTCTCTGGTAACGACAAACGTACTTCACAACGTTGCCTTGGAAAAATGATAAATCATTTTTAGAAATGAACTCATAAGGTTGAATGGGAAACTTTGTATAGTGATTTCCACCTACCTGAGTATATTGTGGAAATGCTTCTTCAAATATATCTTTGTTTGTCATAGTTGATACTCCTTTATTTTCTTTTTAGCTTTCAGTTTATATAGATTATTTCTTGCCCTCGTAATGCCGACATACCACACTCTATTCTCTTCATCTTGTTTGTCAATACTTAGACGAATACTTTTTTGAACTTTACTACCCTGGTGTAAAGATAGTATTACATTATCCTCTTCACCACCTTTTGCTGCATGTATTGTTGATACCCATACCCTTGCATTTTCATAAAGTTTTTCACCCCCAGAAATTATATTCCGGATATAAAGTATTTCTTTCTGATCAGCTACGAAGATTTCGTGCCATTTTTTTTCAGGATCCCAATTGCCATTGGGAATATATTCTACCACGTCATTTATTTCTTTCTCTTCTAGCTTACCTTCTCTTACCCATTTAGTATAAGCCATGGCGCCATTGTAAATACCTACGTTGAAACTTTTACCTTTGTTACTTTGATAATAAATATTTTTACTTTTAAGTTCTTTCATGATGTCTAACAAATTACTTTTAGTCCTGGTAAGGATTAACCATTTGCCTTTGGACAGATCAACTTGTCCTAAATTATTGATGTGAGACGCAAGACCTTCTTGCGCTCGCGGCAAGTATTCTTTGTGTTTCCTGATGCCTGCTATACGACTCACTGCTATTTCAGACTGTTCCTGTACAGCTTTAGATACTCTTCTAGAATATCTTAAAACTTTTTCATTGGCAGGTTCTTTAATAAATCTATTTACATCAGCACCAGCCCAAGCAAAGATAGCTTGATCATCATCGCCAGCAAGATACATGTCCTCACAATTTTCTTTTAGTTTATCATATAGTTGCCATTGTAATGGAGATAAATCTTGAGCTTCATCAATAAAAATAGCTTTGAACTTAGGAATATTTGTTGAATTAATAACTTTTTTAATTAGATCATTAAAATCTAACAGGTGCATTTTCTTTTTATACTCTTGCAGATTTATATAGATGTGATTTAAAGTATGCCAATCTATATCTTTTCTATCATGTTCATTAAGATCATACTCTTCTTTAATACCAATGTCTTTGTTAATGGCTTTACCAATCATTTGAAAATATGGATTGTTGCAAGTTAAGAAATGTGTTTGTTCTTCATTATACTTATCATTAAAACTTACACGAACGTTTAATAACTTTCCTAATGCTTCGTAGTGATGTGGTTGAATAATATTACTTTCATTTAGATTTAATAAATGAAAACAAAATGCATGAAGAGTTTGAAAGTAAGGAACTTGTTTTTCGTTTACATCGATTCTTTTCCTAGCTTCGCTCGCAGCTTTCTTTGTAAAAGCAAAGTAACCTATCTTGTGATAAGGTGTACCTGTTCTTACATACGCTTTGACTCTACGTATTAATCTAAAGGTTTTACCTGTACCTGGTGGTCCATATATTTTAATTGGCTTTTTCATCAGGTGTTTTAAATATATCTGTTAGTCTACCTGTAAATCCAAAATTACCATGATGTGTTGTTTCACCATCTACCACAGCATAAAATGCAAAACCTGCATTCCTTGCTAAATTAGAAAAATGTATATCTTCTCCCCACCAATAACCAGATTTTTTATCAAAAACAGTATCCCAAAAATTATAAAAATATTTATTGGCTTCTTCAGATATAATTTCTTTTTGTTTTATTTTTAATTCAGGGTGATCTTTCATCAGTTTTCCATAAACTTTTTTACTTATCAAAGTCAAACCTGCTGGTCCTGCTCTAAGTTCAGTTAATCCTTTTTTATCTATTTGAATATCTGTTGAATCAGGAAACGCTACAGAATATTTTACTGAATTATCAAGTGTCTTCTTTCTGTAAGGTGTGCAGATCATATCTTTGTTAGCTACAATCATCCTGCCTACAACTTTAGGATCAAATTCTACATCAGAATCTATAAACAATTGATAGTCATAACCTGATTCTAAAAACATTGCTGTTAAAACATTTCTTCCATAACCAACATAAGGACATTTAAAAGTGCTTATTGTTGATTTAATATTTGCTTTTGTAAACGTATCCATTAATTTTATTAATGATAAACATGTTGCTACGTGCATGGTGTCATAGGTAGGCATACATATAAATACACTAGGTACTTTCTTCGTCATACTATATTCTCCTTATCTTCTATTTTTATTTTTTCATCTGGTATTTCTTCTTTTGTTAAATCAACTGCTGGCATTTTTAAACACCTAACTGCCGGAAATGATTTTTCATTTTCCCCCTTTGGAAATCTTTTTTGAAAACCAAACTCTCCTTTGAAGTAAGTTTTAATTAAAGTTGCTGTTCTAGGTCTATCTTTAGTCCATTCATTTCTTCTTATCTCTTCATAAAATTTATCATAATCAAAGAAATAAAACTCTTCATCTTTAAGTACAGCTCCGCTTTTAAATGAAGCATAGGTCTTAGCCTCTGGTCCATTGACATAATCTTCTAAGTATTTCTTCAACATTTCAATAGGATTAGTCCCTGCAGGTGGTTTAATATCCTGTTTAGTGGCCCATAGAGCGTCCAGGATTACTTGATACTCATTATTCTTTATGATTGGAGGCACTATTGAAGTTTGGTCTGCTACAAGCGCTCTCATTTCTTTCATTTCTATTATCTTTTTTATATGTTTAGCATGAATCTGCACCACTTTACTGTCAGATAAATCTACATTGAAAAAATATTCTGGATCAGGTTTGTAAACTATTCTAATTAAACCTGATATCTGAGGCCAACTGCTTTCTTGGTGACTACCAATACCAAACTTTCTACGCAAACAAGTTCCCTTTGCACAATAAGAAGAGATAGGTAAGTCATGACAAGTGTGACCAGCAGTATCTTTGTCCCAACTTTTTATTTTTTCTTTTACTTTTTCATCGCCCCATATTTGATCGTATTTAATAAAATCTCTGGCAGCATCTAATAATTTTTCTTTCCAATTATCTTTGTGTTTCTTTTTAGTAAACACCATAAAGTTAAACAAAAATCTATCTCTTTCATCTTCTAATTTTTTCCCTGATTCCTGAATCTGTTTGCATATCATCTGTAAACATGGTGGGCCATCTTGTAAATCATTAGGACCACCTGTTAATATTTCTTTTACTTTTTTATTAGAAACTTCTCTTAATGATTCTTTTGTTTGAAGATTATCTTTAGCTACATTTAAAAAATCTTCAAACTCTAATTCTCTTCCATCAGGTAACAATGCTTTACGTTCTGTCTTTTTAAAATAAGGTAAGTTAATAAATGATCCAGAAGTTCTTACGTTATCTTGGTTCATACCTAGCTGTGTTTGTTTTGGAAAAATTTCTGTCTTTGATGGTAGTCCAAATAAAAATAGTAAGTTCTGTAAAAATTCTCTAATTAAAGTTGAAGGTACTTTCTCTGCTGTAAATACATAAATGTGAAGACCATTACTTTTTGATTTGATAGGAATGACAGGTAGTTGTTTTTCTTGAATTACTTTTAAGTAATGTCCAATATCAAAACTAGAATAATCTGAAGGATCAATATCGATTGCACCAAAGCTAGCCATACCGGTATCATCACATGCTTGTATACCTATTGCACGTTTACCATCTAAATGATCTTGATAATCTTGGTCAGATATATTTCTTTTAGACCAGCCATAATCGCCTGGATCAAATTTTAATTTGTTTGTTTGTGGATCATGATAACCATTGTTAACATTACAGAAACAAA